TGTACTCAAACCGCTAAGTCTAGTCTCAAAGCACAAGCGAATATCTCTAAATACTCTGTCAGTCCTAGATGGAATATCACCTGTTGAGTAAACGCCATCGTTTACTTCATCAGTAATTAAACCGTAATCAACTGTCCCGCTCATTTGTACGTTTTCCCAGCACTGTTGACATTTGTAATCAAAAAACCCTTGGGTGCAGAATCATACCCCCCTATTTCCATCTTAACAGCATAGGGCTGACAATTGGTTAAATTAATAGTTTGTCCAACTTTTTCAGAATTAATGCTTTTTACCACTTCATCAATCGAGGTCAAACTATCAACACCATTTCCGCTGCCTGCATAACCATCGCTAGGGCGATCTACTGAGGTAGCTGGGCTTATAAAAGATGCAGTCCAATTATTTCTTAACTTCCCAGTCAGAACAGCAGTATCACGAACAATCTTTTTTGAAGTTCCATCAAAGGTGTTAGATACGATTTTCATCGCATCAATAATGTAGTTGTCAGCGCCTTTTTTAACTTGCGAGCTGAAGCTCATAATAAATTACCGTTGCTGCTGGTTGTAACGGTTCAACTTTTAGAACCCTGTATTTTTCAGAATTAACATCGACTGTGTGGCCGATTTTTGGCTCAGTTGCTGATGAAGCTATAGCTTTAACTAATTTTCCTTGAACTGCTTGCTCTGAAAACTCTTCCTTTGGCTGCTTAAATAAAACAATAGTAGCAGAATAAGACTCTGCCGTATGAGCAGAGTACCCAGAGGCTGGATTATATGCCCCCCTTGCCACTTTATGAAACGTAACCGCCTGACCAAACTTTTTGATCAGTGTGTCAGCCGTAGACTTAACACCAGCGTAGTTATAGCTCATACCCTAACAATCCTATTGCTAGATTTAACGATCTTCCTGAGAGCTTGTGTGGCCGCTGGGAGCAGCACCTTAGAGGCACTACCATTTTTGTACGTAATGGTTATTTCGCCAATTTTTTCGCTTTGTGTTTCACGTGAAACAGGATCATTTATTCCATAGCCTTGTTCAAAGCTATAAGCTATTTCATAGATTGATTTTTTTACTTCTTTAGGAATTTCATCGCTATCGATGCCAAAACCATCAATTATGACATTGTGTCGCGGCCATTGCATTGCTTGGTCATCGTCAACCACATAGCCAACAAACATTTGATTTTCAAAATAATCAGTAGCCCTGAGAATATAGGCTTCTGCTTGTGCCTCAGAAATCGATGTTCTGTTTACATATCGTGCGTTTAAAAACGCATTATATTCAGCAACAGTGACGTAGCTATCCGAGTTTGTCTTGCCCGTACCATCTTCAATTACTAAAGTCATTTCTACTGGCCTAAAAAAAACAGGCTACACGATGGAAAAGGGTTTAACCATAATGCCGTGTAACCTGCTAAGGAAATTCATTGAATGGGCGCACAAAGTACGCCCAAACAACACCTAGCCCATGATAGTAGAGATGAATTCAGGCTTCCACGCTTTAACACCCCAAACACACGCCACCTCAACAAAAGTCTGACGGTATTGAGGATAAACCGAGATTTCAAAAGGCAAGCCGCTAAAAGTATCAACCACTGTTAAGCGATCAGTAGCCATATCAGATGCTGCTGCCGCTGGTGGGCGAATAGCAAGCTCTAATGCAGCTCGATGGAAGGCAATTGCTGGAGTAAAAGCGCCATTAGCCTTTTCTTTCACATCTAAAGTTGTATCAGAAGCAGGTATTGCTTGCTTCAATCCAGGCTCTGCCAGAGTAATCGTACCACCGCCTGATACATCAGCATCTCCAGAAACAACACCATATAAATTGTCATCGCCATCAAATTTGATGAAATCGCCAGCTAATATTGCGCCAGTACCTGCTGATTTTAGTGTAATTAAAGTTGCACCTATCGCATAACCTGCATCATTGGTTGAAGCAGCAGCACTAGCATCGCCAATCGTATGCTTTGAAATGGCAGCAGATTCACGAATAGCCAAGCCACTCATTGGCACTAAAATGCCACTTCGTGCAATGCTATCGACTCCAGCTTCATTAACTTTAGTGTGGTTTTCCAAAGAGCGAATATTTGCTCCAGCTAAAGTGTCAACAACCATTTGAAACTCACCGTTATTGGGAGCGCCATTATCGACAAGCAGTTTTCGAGCAAAAGCAGCATCAGTGTAATCGGTCACAAGAGTTGACGCGCCAGAAGCAACAAGAGCGTTGCTTGAGTTTTTTGAAGCCTCGGCAAAAAGATCAGCTTCAATCTCGTTAGTCAAGGTTCGCATTGCTTGAGCAATTTGATCACCGTAAACAGTTTCATAGCCGTAACGATTAGCAACCTGCAATTTTTGCTCACCATTCCAACCAATCTGAACGCCTCGCTGCTTGTTGAGAGTAAGAAATCGCTCGTCAATATCTTGGTTGTCAGCATTGGGGGTTATATTGTTAGGTGTAATATCTACAGCAGCGGCTGTGTTAGTAAAAGCAGCAGCAACATTTGTTCCATAAGCAGCGCCATTAGCACCAGAGTTGATAGTTGCGCCAGTAACAAAGCCTGATTGCTCACGCCCTACGACATCAGCAGCTTTGTAAATATCTTGTACGATTGAACTTAATACGTTTACAGTGCCCATTTTTTTAAAACTCCAAAATTAATCAGTAAGTTTGCCGCCATCTTTCATAAACTTAGCCCTACTCATGTGGTCAAGCCCATCAAAGTCTGCACGACTCATAGTTTTGGAATCACCAGCCCCGCTCGTATTTCCGCTTGCGCTACCCCCAGTAGCTTTTGAACCATCTACCAAAAAAGGATATTCCTTTTTGACGGATGTCGTCAAATCTTGAAGTGATGAAACGGTTGCATTTCCTGCACCATCACTCACTTTTAGCTCCCCATCGACCATAACCAATCGATTGGAAAATTGTTCTTTCAATAACTTCTGGCGACCAGCGTCAGTTGTTAAAGTTGAGGCCAATTCAGCGGCCTTGGTATCAATATTACTTCTCGTAATTTGATTTTTTAAATCAGAAAACGCACTTTCTGACTTCTGCCTTTCAGCCTCAGAGCTTTCATACAAAGATTTGTAATCTTGCTCCGACTTGGCCTTTTCAATAGCAGCAGCAACAGCGGCCTCTTCAGCCTCTTTTGCTTTTTGTTGAGCGGTTTTCTTTTCACCCAACAATTCCTCTACTTTTCTTTTTAAACCACTAGTGTCCTCTTGCTCTGGCATCCCTGATACCGAAAGAACGAAATTATCACCATCTTGCTTGTACAAACCCTGAACAGACTCATCCAGTGAGGTAAAAGCATCTTTATCTAAAGTGTATTCAATAGCCATATATAACCCCAAGTTATATTAGTGTGTCACCCAGTGACAATTTGTTATATACCAAACTAATCTTCAGTAGTCAAAGATTCTTCCAAACTTTCTTCAGATTCTTCGCCTTCATCTTCATCAGCCACGTTTCTTCCAGCAATAATAGCCCTGCGCTTGAGTCTTTCTTTGAGTTCTACTATTAGCTCGGCATCTATATCTTCGTTGGTTCTACCGTCTTTGATTACGCCCTGATCCCTAGCAAGATTCTGCATATCGCTTTTGGCTATAACACCGCCCTCATTCAACTGCATTGCCGCCATAAGCATTTGCGGATCGTTAGTATCATCAAAAAACTCTGTGTTCAACTTAAATAACGCCTCTGATGCAGCGCCCATAAACTCTCCACACCAGTTTATACACTGTTGTATGCCTTCACTTACGTTATCGGCAATAGTTGTGAGTATTGAAGTCTCACCAGCTTGCTCGATTAACGATTGGGTTGCAGTTTTAACACTACCCCCCTCTGCAATCATTCTAGCGCCTAATTTTCTCATTTGAGACTCTTTTCTTTCCATCAAATGATCAGCTAATTGGTTTTTCTCAGCTTGGACAACAGAAAAACTGCCACCCTCGCCTAAAAAGTGACCCGCCATCGCTCCTACAACAATTCCATTAGGATTTGCTGCTTCAAATTGATCGTGGGACATTGATGAGGAAACGCCTAGTGTTAATTGACCATGAACAAAGCAATTTTCCTCAAGATCCGCAGAATTTCGGTAGTGTCCGATATTTAAGTGGGCAATGTCGGCCAAGGGAGGCGTATCTACTTCACTATCATTGTTTTCAGCGCCAATAATAAACATTGGTATGATCGAAAAAGGTGTGCCATCAGCCTTTAAGGGGATGATTTCTTGCTCAAAAGGTTTATTTTCTCGATAGACTTGTTGGGAGTAGACACCATTGGTCAATCGTAAGACTCGATACTGAGTTTCTGCGTCAAACTCAAATTCATCAGAGCTTGCGTTGTAGGTTTCTTTTAAAACGGCCAATCCTAATATTTTTTGTCCGTTTACCTTATCTACCCGCCAATTAATTAGTGATTCGCAGTTATATCGGTTAATTGTGGCTTGTGGGCTGAGATTTTGTATCTGTTCAGCAGTCAAATTAGCCTCAAGTGGTGGGTAATCAACTAAAAGAACGTGCCTACCGCGACCAACAACCTCACCAGTTACATCTTTTGCCAGTGAAATTAAGGTTTCTCCTGCTCCATCAGCATTTTCCAGTAGATATTCGCATTCAGAAGGCAGCTCTATCTCTGGATCTTCTCTAAAAACAGCCCCTGTTAAACCTTCTTTTGTTCTACCAGTGAAGTTTACAAAGTTTGCCCTAGCAATATAGCTTAAATATCTAGGATCAGAGGTAGATACTTGGCTCATTGGGCGCAGATACTTGTCTTTTTTATTTTTTACAGAACTTTGTCCCTCGCAGCAATCTTTTACCATCTCCCAATCGGATAAATGTTTTTTGTACTCTGAATGTTGCGTATCTATTGGCATTTTTACACCACGAATCTAAACGGCATAGCCGCTATTGGTTTAAGGATTGGCATTATAAACGCCACAGGATAAGTTGCCGCATCTGGCAAATGGTCAATATCCATTGATTTGTCTGGTAAACCATTCTTATCATAAGTCAGTTGTTCAAGGCAAGAGGCTAATTCTGGACAAGCATCCTGGTTTATTCTCAATCGTCCATTAGAAAATGCAGCGTTAGTCGCCATTACACGATCTTTAATAAATGGGTTTCGTCTTGTCGCACAGACGTTAAATTTAGCCTGTTCGAGTAAAGCAATGTCAGATATTGAGGCATTGACTGTTTTTCGTGCCGCGCCAGAGGCATCTGGATAAACAGATATCTGGTTATGTGGATATTTTTCCTGCAAGTGGGAAATCATAGAGGGGGTGTCATAAATCTTGTGGAATTCATTAACCGCATGATAAGTCTCCCCCCGCTGCACATAAACCACCGCACTCATATTAGTTACGTTAAAATCCATTCCGATGGTAAGAGTGTCAAAAGCAGTGACTTCCTCTTTGCTGTCGTGTTTTTCTCTGTCATACACATCATAGACTGTACCTTGGGTAAGGTTGACAAACTCCCCCCGTAAATAAGCCGCTAATTGATTAGCTGGGTATATGTTTTTAAGGTTTTCAACATAGTCGGGAGGAAGATGTGGGTTTGAGGTGGTTGGCGCTTGTATTAGCTCAAAGCCTTTGGCTGGATTTTTCTTCCAAGTTTGATAGACAAATCGAAAACCCTCTGGAGTCGTTGTTACACCGATGGTATTAGGCTCGCCATTTTCCTTAATTTCACGATTACGAGCGGTAATGGCACGAAAAGCAGAGGCAGCATCATCCGTTTTAAGGGTATCAAGCTCATCGATGTCAGCATCAGCGTGTGAATAACCAATGATCCGAGCAATATTATCCATCGAGCGGAATATGATTTTCCCATAAGCACCCAAGTCGATATAATTCATTGGAGATTTATGAAGTTGGTAGGGTACGCCTAGTTCGGAAAGCATTTGTTCAAAGCGAGGCCAAGCAATCATTCTGATCAAATCGTAGGTAGGTTCATAGAAACCGCGATTAGTGGTTGGGTTTCGTAATTTACCGATAATACACCGTTGTACAGCCGCTTCAGTCTTCCCAGCGCCAAAACCTGCAACCATAGCAGGGAATTTAGCTGTAGAATTAATGTAATCGTACTGAGGCTGGGTTGGGTTTAGATTAGCCAATAGTAAACCTTAATCATTTGCAGAATAATCGTCTGGCGTTAAATCAATCGGATCAATCTTATCAGATTCAATCGATACGGGGGCGTTGATTTGAATGTTAATAGGTTGTGCTCTAGACATCTTATCGACATCAGCCTTTTCAGTCTGCCCCAACATTTGTTTACCAAGCCACATCAACATCTGAGTATTGCCATCAGTCGCTGACTCAATCTGCTTTCTGCGGATAATCTCTACAGTGTGAAATCGACCCTTATCCATCGCAGCACGAAAATCCGCATCCTCTTTGTACCTCAACTGAATGGTAGCCTCAGAGCAGCGATAGAACTGAGCAATCTCCTTAAACGAACAGTGCTGCCTCGCCATATATTCAATTTGGTCAAGATCAAAGTCCATTTTTACAGTAGGACTTAAAGACACCCCCCCTAAGTACGGAGCTTCCTGAGCATCTACCGCCTCCTGAGCCGCGTTAAGAGCAGGTACGAAATCAACCCCAGCCATAGACTCCAAGATGCCAGTATTNTTCCCAAGGGACTTTGAATTTCCCCCTACCTAAGCCATTCTTTGTCTTGCGAACACCCGTCATGCCTTCTCCAGCGGTTAAAGCGTGAGGATAAGCCCCCATCAAGCTCTTTGCAATAGTTTTAAAACATCAGGGATTTGTCCATTGGGTGCATCCTATCAAGGTATTTAAAATTATTATTGCCCCAACCCCGTACAAGCGCACACAATCGCGTACCCGCTACAATAATTTTATTGATGCAATGATACCAGTGAGCATGAGAACGTGCGGCACGGTGCGATATACAGTGGATTAGAGGGGTTTACAATGCAATAAGAGCGCGGCAATTATAGCTATGTATTTTAATTGATATTTAATAACTGTTTTGGATTGTTTGTTTTGCTGGCTTTTTTATTGTTGTTATATCCTATAGGGGATTGGTGGCAATACTTGCCGCATTGAGCGTATATTTTAGGCATAAAAAAAGCGCGGTGTTAGCGCGCTCTTTAATGGTCTTGTGCTTATTTAAGTGTTTATAGCTTTAATTGTTATCGTGTCGGCACTAACTTCAACCGTTATGGTATCGCTTGATAGCTCATTGAAATAGCCACCGACTATATCAATCACGGGCCTAGGCTTTCCAGCTCTAACGCCACCGCTAACGGTTCGCGCTTTTTTACCGTCATATACATGT